GGCATGTGGGCTCGACGCCCGATCTCACAGTCGGCAGTCGAACAGTCACCGTCATTTCAACCACGACATTTTCGACCGCTGACAACGTGACGGTTGGCGGTACCGGCGGATCGTTTGTGCGGCTGAATAGCCGATTGGGCGGCGCGGGCTATCAATTCGTCAGTGCGCTGAGTGGCATTACTGGCTTCGTTGGCAAGATCCGATCATCACCAGACGACATTACATATTCCGATCTTCTGAGTTTTAGCAACATCACAGCGGCACCTGCGGCTGAACGGGTCACCATCGCTTCTGGGAGTGTGATTGATCGCTACCTGTGCTACTCAGGCACATTCACAGGTACGGGGTCAATTTCTGTATTTATTGGCTTCGCGCGCAATTGATGATGTTGCGTAACTCATTGAAGGAGTAAGACATGGCCGCTGGAAAACACGGGAGCGCCGAGGCGTCTATCGTTTTGGACGACAGTGGCGGGACACCGCGCACGATCACGAACTATGTCCTGACAATGGGCGCGCTCAAGATCACCGCGCACAATCAACCCTCGACCGCGTATGGCGATGCGTGGGAAGAAATCCTCATGACCGGCGTCAAGAAGGGCGAGCCGATTCAACTCGGCGGCTTCTTCGATGACACGGCCACTTCAGGACCACATGTCGTCATGGGTGTGCCGGATTCGTCACCGCAGGCCAGCACGCGCACGCTCACCGTCGTCGTCGGAAACAGTGTGACGTTCACGGCCGAAGGGTATATCACCTCGTATGAGGTGATGGCGAAAGTGGGCAGCCTGACTGAATTCGCGGCGATGTATCATCCGACTGGCTCCGTGGCCTGGAGCTAGATCGCATGGGGTCGCCATTCGCCTCTACACATCAAACTGATGTGCCGCTCCTCGATGATCCGCCGCATGTCGTCACGATTCGTCGCTTGACGGGTCGGGAATTTGAACAGGCAGAAGCCGAACATCTCCGTGCCCTCATTGCCGGCCATCCGGCGCGTGGGTGGTCGCGTCGCTTTCAGGCCGCATTGACTAAAGGCGTGACGAACAATACTGAGGCGGCAAGCCTCTTACGCGATCCGTTGAATGGGTTCGATCGCATCACGCTCGTCAAAGCCGGCATCGTCAAATGGGATTATCCAAATCGCGCACTTCCAGATGCGGTAGACGATCTGGACGATGACACCTTGGAACTCCTGGCTCTCGCGGTGATGCGTATCACGAAACCGGCGTGGTTCCAGACGCCAGAAGCTCGCGAGGTGGCCGAAAAAGAGCTGGCGGCTGCTGCATCTGGCGCTTGAGGGGCAGGCGCCGCAGCCGCTCAGTTATTTCCTCTCTCGCCTCTGTGAAGAATTTCACTGTCTGCCCTCAGAGGCCTATACCGAATGGCTGAATGCGCCGATGGGCTTTCTCGAAGAGATTCTAATGGCGCGGGCGTATGCGAGCGCGAAATACCTCTATGACCATGCGTCCGATGCGAAGAGTTTGCCAGAATCCATCTGGATTGATCGGGTCAGACGAACGGAATTCGACCTCGTGATTGAGGCGCGTGCCCGCGATGAGTGACTTCTGTACGTTGGAATGGCACGCGGAGGCACTGCTCACGGCCTTCGATAACTTGAGTCAAGCGGTGCGCATTGCGACCAACCTTGCGGCGCATGAGACCGCGCAGGCCATTGCCGAGGAAGCACGGCGTCGTGTGCCCCGTCGTCGGGGGCGCATCACCCGCGCGCAGGCGGCTCGTCCACCCCTCGAAACACTCATCACCGTGGAGCCGATGCGTAATGACACGGGCTGGGTCGTGATCGTGAACGATCCGGCCGCGCCATTTTTGCCCATGCAGTTGGAATACGGAACGCGGTTCATGACACAGCGGGATTTCTTTTTCGCTCCAGCGCGGCTCGAACGAGGGCCGCACGAACATCGCATGAATGAGGCGCTCCAGTCCGCGATCGATCTCGTGGGGAGCGTGCCCTGATGGCCGACCCGCAGATGTATATAAAAGTCGCTGCCAATATCGCCGATCTGAAAGCGGCGATGGCTGAAGCGCGGGTCTCCGTCGAGCAAGCGGGCGAAGCGGCGAAAAGCGCCGGGCAGAACTGGCAATCCCTTGTCAGTGAGTTGAACGTCAAAGACGCGATCGAGAATCCACTGTCATCAGCGAAAGCGGCGCTAAGCGGCTTCGTGGAGCAGTTGGGACCGATGGGGACCGTGGCGATTGAAGCTGCTGGCGCTGTGACTGCCTTCGGGGTGGCGATCTATGAGCTGGCTAATCGCGCCGCAGCGACGGGGGGCCATATTCAGGATATGTCGGAAAAAACCGGCATGTCCGTCCCAGCACTGTCTCGCCTGTCACTCGTGGCGCAAGTGGCCGGCACGGACCTGGACACCCTCTCGAGTGCGTTTTTCATGTTGCAGAGAAACATCGGTGATGGATCACCGAAGCTGGCTGCTGGACTAAGCAAAATTGGCCTCTCTGTTGACGAGTTGAAAGCCGCAGGTGTTGACAATTACTTGACGCTGATTGCCGAACACTTTGCAGCCACGGCCGATCCGGCGACCCGCGCGTCAGCCGCCGTCGATATTTTCAACCGCCAGGGTCGTGAGATCATTCCCACCCTGCTCAAGATGTCTGAAGCGGCGGGCCAGGTGGCCGATATCGAACCGTGGACGGCGGAGCAAGCGCGATCCGCCGAGCAATTCGAGATGCAGATGGCCTCGATCAAGATTCATCTCGAAAGCTATGCCAACGCGCTCGGCCGCAATCTGATCGAGCCCGTCGGGAGCTTTATCAGCGGCACGATGTCAATGATCAGCGCTATCAATGAGTGGATCGATTTGACGGGTGGCCTACTTCCGCTATTGCACGACGTGGCCGAAGCGTATCGCACAATGGCAGCAGCCGCTGATGTGTTTCTCAATATCGATGTCAAGGTGCCTGAGGTGGAAGGGGATGCGAAGCGGGCGCTGGACGCGACGAATAAAGCACTGGATGAACGGATGGCTAAACCCATTGCGCTCACGACCAGCGCGATCGCGAGCGCCGAGCGGGAACTGACGGAAGCCACGCATCACAGTATCACTGAGCATCAGAAATTCGCGGCGACGATGGAGGAATTGAACAGCGCTGGTCAAGGGTGGCGCGGCACGCTGAACACGATCGATGGCGAGGTGGTGGACGCCATCAAGTATTACCTCGAAGCGGGTGTTTCTCAAGAAAAATTGGCTGTCGCCTATGGCTTGACCGCGACACAAATCCACGCGATCGAATCCGCGCTCAAGGATGAATTGGCCGCCCAGAAAGTGCTCGACGACTTCCAGAAGAAGAGTCATGAGATCGCGATGAAAGCGTTTCGTGACGAAGCGGCCGAACAGTTCAAGATCATGCAGGCCCGCAACAAAGACATCATGGATGCGGCGCTGCAAATCAAAGCGATTCAGGACAAGTTGGCTGATGAAGATCGCCAACGGTCCATGAGCACAGCTGATTATGCAATCTTCCAAGCCAACAAAGCGGCGGCGGATCGGATTCGGACGTTCAAGGGGACGGCCGATCAGCAGAAAGTCTATGAGGAGTTGATTCGGGGCGAACTGTCGAAGACGGTCGATCAGATTCGCGGCGACAACGTGACCCTCATCGGCGGCGCCAAAGACGTGGGCGCGGTCAATGAGAAGGCGGCTGCCGATTGCCGGACGGGATATACCATTGCCTTTCATGATGCCGGGGGCGGCTTCGCCGCGTTCAAGGGCGCGGTGGTGCAAGGGAACCAGGAGATCATCGACTCGGCCTTCGGGGTGGTGGATGCCTATGCGAAGGTGCTGAATGCCATCGGCATTCCGCAGAGCACACCCGGCATGCCGCGGGTAGCATCCTCGGCGAGTATAGCGGGCGGGACTTTCGGCCGGGCCGCCGGGGGGCCGGTGGCGGCGAGTGTGCCCTACATGGTCGGCGAGCGCGGGCCAGAACTGTTCGTGCCAGACCGGGCGGGCAGCATCGTGCCGAATGGGGGTGGCGCGCCAGTGAACATCCACATTGCGATCAATGGCAGCGTGCTGTCGGATGAGCACAAGATCGCGGCGGCAGTAGGGCCAGCGCTCATCACCCAATTGCGGGCGCTCGGGATGCGACTGCCGGCGACAGCACGCTAATGGCCCGACGTAATGTGGCGCTGGCATCGAATGGCGGCACGGCGAGTGCGAAGGATACGTTCAGTGGCAGCTTTCCAGCCTCGGGTGCGATCAACGGCAATCGTACGACGAGTGATTGGGGCAGTGGTGGCGGCTGGGCCGGTGCCACTAACCCGCCGGAGTGGTGGCAGGTGGATTTCTCTGGGCCGATGACGATTGATGAAGTGGATGTCATCACGTACGGCTCGGCCACCGCACCGACGTTAACGACGACGACCAATGGTGCGATCGATGGCGTGAAGGATTACACCGTTCAGTATTGGGACGGGGCCACATGGCAGACCGTGACGACAGTCACGGGCAATACGTTCGTGTGGCGGCAGTTCATCTACACCACACCGTTCATCACAAGGAAGATCCGCATCAATGTGACGGTGGCGGCCGTTGACGGCACATCGCGCCTGATTGAAGTCGAAGCCTGGGGTGATGCCTGGACCTTGGCAGCAGGACAGCGGGCCTTCATGTATGCGCAATCCAATATCGCCCGCAGTGGCGTGACCCGGGCCGCCTATCACAGTCCCAAAGTCTTTGTCACCGTCGGCGGCACCCAAGTCGCCACGGCGCGGCCGGACCCGCAGACCAAACTCCTGATGGATTCGCTCAGCATCACCAGCAGCCTGCAAAATCCGAGTACCTGCCAGTTCACCGCGAAAGGCTTCACGCCCGTGGTCGGGCAGGAAGTCGTGGTCACGCTCGGCTCCGAGAACAGCCTCAAACATGAATTCGCAGGGGTGATTCTCAATATCCGTCAGAGCTACGTGGGCACCCCGGCGAATCCCCAGTATGACGTGAGCGCGATTGATTACACCTGGTTGCTCGATCGGCGGAAGGTGCTGAAGCGGTACACGAACGAATCAGCTTCCGCGATTGCTGCCGACCTCATCGCCAGCTGCACGAGCGGGTTTACGAGCGTTCGCGTCACCGCGGGTCTAGACGTGCTGGACGAATTCACCTGCACGAATCAGAATGTCACGGACGCGCTGACGAATCTGGCCAAGCGGATTGGCGGCTATCGGTATGTCGATTATCTGCGCGCGTTACACCTGTTCGTTGGTACGGAAAGTGGTCTAACGAATCCGATTCCACTCACGGCAACGCATCCGACACTGCAACAGATTCAGGTCACGCGGGATTTGAGTCAATATCTCACGCGCATCTATCTCGAAGGTGGTGGGGTGAACATCCTCACGGAGGTGGGTCCGGGGGAGACGATCCTGCCAGTCGAGGATACAGCCTGGTATGACAGTGCGGGCGGTGTGATGGTTTCTGGCCCACAGCGTCTCACCTATACGGGGATATTTGCTGGTGGGGCCGGGAGCCTCGTCGGGCCTGGCGTGGGTCCATCATCGGCCCCCTCAGCCACGGCGGCGGTCGGCGCGGGTGTTGAGGCGGGCGCGCACGATTACGCCGTGACCTTCGTCACCGGAGCGGGCGAATCGCTGCCCTCACCGTTGGTATCTGTCACCGTGGGCGGCCTGACGCCACCGACACCTCCGACGCTGACACTGGCCGAACGGACACCACCCGCGATTACCGATGGGGTGCATAGTTACGCGGTCACGTTCGTGACGGCGGCGGGTGAAACGACGAGCGGGACGATGGCCGGACCCGTGACGCATGGACCGCTGCCCGTAGAGACACCGGACTGGCACAACAATGTCTACAACAATATTGCAGGCGGGTCATTGACTGCGAGCACGTATTACGGGTACGTCTGCACCTTCGTCACGGCGTCCGGTGAAACGTTGGACTCTTCGCATACCTTCAGCCGGTTTTTCGCCTACGCGGATGCCCTCAATCATCAATTCCAATTGTTCAACTTACCGATCTCCTCTCGGGCCACTGTCACGGCGCGCAAGATTTATCGCACGATTGCGGGTGGAGCTGGGGGGAGTTATCAGGCGTATTATGGCGCGCTGCATTACGTCACTACGATCAGCGACAACACGACGACTTCCTTTTTCGAGAGTGCATCGGACGCTTCGATCAGCAGCAATGCTGCGCCGCCCTCATCGTCCACGGCGACCTATCCCAATAATCAAACGAATCTGACGAATGTCCCACTTGGACCCACCGGGACCACGTCCCGGAAGATTTATCGGACGGCGGCGGGTGGGTCGCAGTTGAAACAGGTGGGCACGATCGCGGACAACACGACCAGGACGTTTACCGATTCTTACGCGGATTCCACGCTGGCCGGAAATATTCCAACAACGAATACCGCGATTGCGCACGTTGTGAATCTCTCCAGTCTTCCGATTGGCAGCGCGACGGTCACCAGCCGGAAGATTTATCGCACGGCGGCGGGTGCCTCCCAGCTCAAAGCGCTGGCGACCGTGGCCGATAACACGACGACGACCTACAGCGACACGATGACTGACGGGAGTTTGGGGACCGATGTACCGAATAGCGATACGTCCGGCCTCGCGCAGCCCGATGGTCAGATCAACGCCCGCAGCACGTCGCTGCTTGTCGCCGGGCCAGGCGCCTTCGATTCGGACGGCGGCTGGGCCATTATCGGCAATGGGCAGCAAGTGATTCGCTATACTGGCATTTCAGGCACATCGTTGACCGGCGTCCCAGCGAGTGGCACGGGTGCGATTGTGGCCAGTGTGGGCTACAACTCCACCGTCACGGCCGCCCCGACACTAAAAGGCATTCCCGCCAGCGGCGCAGGGGCAATTCTTTACACCATCAAAAAAGGTAATGCCCTCAATCTATTGGTGCAGGTCGATGACCTCATGGCGCAGGCGGAGCTCGCGAGCCTGATTGGTGGCGATGGCGTGCAGGAAGAGTATCTGCAGGATCGTCGGCTCTCCCATACGGAAGCAACCGCTCGAGCCACGGCCCGCTTGACGGAGCGGAATCAAATCGATCTCGCCGTGACATTCACGACGCATGATGTGAATACGATTCCTGGGCGCACTGTGTCGATTGCATTGCCATTACCCATGAATGTGACCGGAGACTTCACTGTGCAGTCGGTCACGATCAGCGGCTTTACGCCGAATATCCTGCCGTACTACACCGCGCACGCCTCCTCGACGCAGTTCTCACTAAGTGACTTACTGCGCTTAGCCGGTGAAGGCGTCCACTGATGGCCATTGTAAGAACGCCACTGGTGGATGA